TCGCGGTCTTGCACTTGAGACTGGCGCCACGGACCGTCAATGAGTTTTTCGACATAGTGGGTCTTGGGATAAGCGATCACATTGGGCAAAGCCAAAAATCTCTGCTCGGTATCTCGATCATCACTGCAGATGAAATATCTTTTGTTTGCTCCTTTGTGCTGAACATAATCGTACCACCAGTCTTCGTCAAGGTGCATCTGGTCGGTTTTACGGAGATGCAGGCCTATGGTGTTTTTGTTAATTTGATGAGCACCGCAGAATTTTCCAACACGAGTATGGAGTTTGTGCCGGGGCTGTATCTGCTTGAGTTTGTTTAGTACATCCTGCATGGTGATGTGCTCTGGAACTCTGGCCGTGTAAAATACCACATCCGCGTCCCTAGTCTGGACCATGAGTTCGCTGTTGCGGCCATGTGACATCTGCGTTTTTAAAATGGCACCAGTTTGATTTTCATGCAAAAGAAAGATATCATCGCTGTCAGATCTGATGAGATCATGGACTCCACGGCTGTCAAACGGCAGGCCATCGGGCTCAAACAAATCATCAAAAGCAGCACCACACCAGTTATTCCAAGGCCAAGATACATAGGGCTCAAGACCAAGCCGATCTGCTGTGATCAATCCACCCAGCAAGCCAGCGATGCGATTACCTAGCCCACCATCACACAGGATTTTTATTTTACGAGGATGAGTCATCTGGGATATTTAGTACCCAGATTACAAGGATCAATGCTTCCGGAAATCCATAAAACTTTTGTCTATCCAAGGCAAGGTAAGATCTCGCTGGCGGAGATATCCATATTTCATGATACCGCGCACAGCAGATTCTGGCAACAATCCTGATTCTGCCAGTTCGTACCAAGAGGTGGTCCTGGGATCTCGAGGCCCTTGATCGCTACGATATACCATGGCATGTAACCATGGATCGTCGGGCAACTTACGGAAAAAACCACCAGCACAATCCCAGCCTGTGATGGCCAGCATGTGTATCAGGCTGACCAAGGTGTGGTGATAGTACTGGCCGCTGTGCTGATCGAAAGCCTGTGTGTTGAATTCGAGATTCGTGGTCTGCGGTACCACTAGACAAAGCATGCCCCCGGGCTCCATTATCTCGCGCCAGCGGCGTAAGGTAGACAAAGGATCAATGACATATTGGAAGGTGTCATGACACCAGATCACATCAAACAATCTCGAACCTATGGGTAATTCTGCTTCAAAGTCGTGTTGTATGTAACGGACGCCACGGAGATTTTCTATGATCTTGGACTTGGATGCCAAATCCACGCCAGTGCATTTGATATTCAACGGTTTAGGGTTATCAAGTTCTCTTGTGGTACGATTGGCCCACCATGCTAGATCCAGCCCTTCACCGCAGCCCATGTCGCATAGGGTGCCGATGCTCATCATAAAATCATCAAACTCATACAGAGTGTTCAGAGTTTGCAGAGCGTGCTGATGGCTTTCTTCGGCGCTACGGAAAATCATACCTGGATGTCTTCCATGCCTGCTGTGCGTAACCTCACAATATGGCCCATCTGCCATTGTTTAGTATCTAAACCTTTCATGATACCTAACCAACGATTACGAAGCAAGGCCACTTCATTGATGATGGTTTCAAAGTCGATCACTTCATCTTCACCATCCACATATTTCTCTGCGTCGCGGCTGGTCAGCTGCCGGGCGTAGGCTTCAAGATATTTCTGGAAGTGGCGCCTCCGTATCTTGCGCAGTTGGATGTTGAGATAGTTAAGTATGGCCTCTATTTCCTGCAACTGGTTGAATCGATGCTCGGTAATCCCGGGCAGTTCTTTGATATTGACTTCTACATATCCGCCGATCCTACACTCGCGCTTGGCTTCGTTTAACTCGTGCTCGTAATAAGCGATAAAATCTGGAATTGCGCTAAGACTTGATGTGACTTTACTATACCACATGATCGATTTCCTTTACTAACCAAGGGAAATATTTACTCACTGTTGTATCCATGCAATCATCGATCGAGGTAGAAATCCCAGATCCAGTGATCTTCTTGAAGAATAATCTATGATATATGATCTGAAATCTTTTATTTGCTGATCCGTGGGATCGATTTCCAATGATTCTTTCAAAAAATCAGGGTATTGATTGATATTTTGTTTTATTTCTTTTTTAGTGAAATCATCTAATACGTTGAGCGACAAAAAACTCGGATTTGTGCATGGAGAAAAATGTATTGACTTGTCCTGGGCAAATTGAATAAAATCTAATAGGCCGGGTAGAGTTATATTACTGACTGTGGCATTGAAATTGTAAGAGATTCCAGATGATTCTATGGTTTTGATATTGTGCAAAAAGCGTTTCCATGTATTGCCATAGCGTGTAAACTCATATGCCGGGCCAATATTTTCTACGCTGATCATCAAAGTCACATTCTCGGGTAGTTTTGATATTTCTTTGGAGAATCTTTTTTCATCGACACCGAGACCAGACGAAATTCTGACTGAGACATTCGAAGGTATGTTTTTAAGTATATCCGAAAGATCTAGATAAAGAAACGGCTCACCTCCAGAAATCTGTATTTCTTTTAGCCCCGATGCCCGATAAACCAATTGCAATTCCTCTGACATTACTGATCGAATCTGTGATTTTTCTAGATCTTTTTGGCTCAACATCATGCGTGCCCGATCTTTGTCAGAAATAACAAATCTGTCATCAGTGTGATTGACATTATAAGAATTGCTTGCCACATCTCTTGCCCAGGCTGTGCTGTAGTGTTTGCAACAATAGACACAGGTCATATTACAATCTGTACCGATCATGATATTCAAAATCTCTGGATCTGATTCTAGTTGGCTATGAGTCCGAAGGTCCCCTTGCATTAGAATGCGACGACTAGATAGATGATCTGATTCAGGACGCCAACAAGTATCTCTGCAAGACTCTACAGGTTGATTTTCAATCATCAGTTTTCTTTCTTGTTGTATCACTGGATCATTGAAGATCTTTCCAGGATTATTTTTGATCCAATTGATATCTATCTTGCGGGGGGTCGCGGCGCAACAACTCGAAGTGGTAAAATTTCCAAGATCAACTGTGAGCCACCAGAATTTTTGGTTACAGTAAAAATCAATATTCTTCGTCGTACTCTTCATCAATATCTTCTTCGGTATCACTCATATCTTCAATATATTGCGCAAGTGCTCGTTTGATATCTGTATCGCCCTTGAAATTTGTTTTGATATCTTCGGCATCAACGTCATTATCAATCAAGATATTGACCAAAGTTTCGGCTGCTTCATCACGATCTACGATGCTGATATATCGTTTGATTTCGCTCCAAAGTTCGCTAGCTAATTCTACTGACATGTTTATTCCTCCGTTTCAGAATCTGCTATACTTACCTCTGTTTTCTGATTTTGAAAATCACGCATGACTTTGTCCAAGCAGCCATCTTCGTTGCTTTCCCAGCCTTTGCGGAAGTATTTGATGATCTCGCCGTCCGAAGTCACGAACATGAGTTTGTTGCCGTCTTTCTTCAACATGCCTTTCTTTTCTGCCAGGTCTGTGAGACCGCTGTAAGGATTCATTCCAGTTTCGTAAGGAATCTTGACCTGCACCCCTTCAAAAGGTTTGGCATAGCGTGTCTTCATGACCTTGCAAGCACTACGGATACCCATGACATCGGAAATCTTGTTACCATCTTCATCCTCTTTGAGTTTGAGTTTGCGCATGGCAACAACAATGCTCGAGGCATAGATAAAACCCTGGCCACCCGATATCTTGTCATCAGGGTCAAACATATCTTGCGAAGCATAGGTATGGTTGGTACACACCATGCCCACATTGTAGTTGCCGAACATGTTGACACAGTTACGCACCAAGGCAGTGAGAGATTTGGCTTTGCGACCTAGATCACCTTTCATGTCACCGGCTTCAAACTGGTTAACATCTGTGGGTGTCAGCAACATGCCCACAGAGTCTATCACAAACATGACCTTGGGGCGCTCATCCACTGGTAGGCCTTTGTAGTCAGCCATGAATGTCGAAATAGTCTTAGCCACATCGTCGATCATGGCCATGGATAATTTAAGTAGTTTCTTCTCGTCGGTGTCTACGCCTAGGGCATGTAACCATGCTTCATCCAAAGCATTCTCTGTGTCAATCAACACTACAAAGATGCCTTGCTCCTGGGCATACTTGACAATGTTGCCTGAGCAGATATAACTTTTACCGGCTCCTGATTCACCAGCAAATACAGTGACCTTGCCCAGCGGAACGCCTTTGTTGAAATCGCCGGAAATAAGATAGTTGAGGGCGTAATTGCCAGTGGAGATCCAATCTGTGGGATCGTTGAAACCAATGGATAATCCATCGATAGATTTGGTTATCTCCTTGCGGAATTTTGATACATCAAAAGGTTTGGCCATGATTTATTTCCTTAGATTAAATTATAAAGTTCTTTGAACACAGTTTTGCTATCAACACCGCGCCTTGCATCCAGTTCCTGCAGCCGAAGCAGAGAGCCACTGAGATTTTTCTCAAACGATTGATCTATATAGTACAAAAGATTTCGGTAACTATCTTCTAGTAGATATCCCGGGCGTTGGTTGATCCTGTCCATGAGTATTTGTTTTGTTGATTGTAACACATGATCTGGTAGATGCCTAATGTTTAGGTACATGGGTGCGAGCAAAGCTCCGGCAATATAAGAGTTAGGATGATATCCTTTGGACAACAACCAATCCACGCAATCAAAAAATGATCGATGATTCAACAAAAAATACAGCATATTAAAACTGATCCGGTGAGGCAAAGAAGTGATCGTCTTTAGATTGTCTTCGAAATCAGTCCAGGATCCACCGTACCGGATATACTCAAATTGATCAGCCATTGATTCCACGCTGATCGTCCAATGTACATTTTTAAATCCGCATATAAGTTCAAACACGCGAGTGTCCACTTTACTGAGATTGGTATTGATACGAAGATTTACTTTGGGATTCTTTTGTTTCAGAATTTCTAAGAGTTCAAGATTTTCTTTCATCAACAAGGGTTCACCACCGGCCATGTACACATGTTTGAGTTGATGGGCATGATCAAACACATAGGTTTTAAATCGTTCAATTTGCTCCAGGGTCGGTGTTGCTTGTTTAATACCCAGTTCCCTGGCCCATTTACTGCTGAAGTCTGGGCCACAGTACACGCAAGAAAAATTGCAAAGATTGCTCCATCTTACATCCACGGT